CCGCAAAGCTGGATGAATACGGCGTGAAGTCCCCGCTGGCCCGTCGGCAGATCACCGCAGAAGTTATGGCCGAAGGCACCGGCCTGAAGTGGCAGCCCGCGAAAGACGGCAAGCCCGCCATTTTCTACGGCTTCGACGACTACATGAAGGCCGCCAAAGCTGAGGACCCTGCCCTGTATCAGACGGCAGAGGAAAAGGCCGCCGCTGAGAAGCAGGCTGCCGCTGAGAAGAAGGCACCTACTTTCACCGGCCCCACTGGCGACGAAGGCGGCAGTCAGGGCGCGGCGAAGTACACGCCTCCGAAAGTCTTTTAATCATAGAAAGGAAGATGAACAATGCCCCGTATTACTGCACTGAATATCCTGCTTGAGCAGGAAGGTAAGGATTACCTTGCTGAGCTGTACGGCAGGGTGATCGAAAACGTCCAGAAGAACCTTGTTTCTGCTGGCATGAAGAATCAGGACCTGTCCGGCGATCCTGCTTCCGGCACCGTGGAGGCTAAGCGCTTCGCAAACGCCACCTCTAAGACCTACGGTACCGCCCGTACCGCTGGCAAGGGTGACGCCGTGAAGGCTCGCCCCGTCACTGTCGCTATCGACACTGACAAGGAAATCGTGGAAGAGCTGGAGGAAAAGGACGTGCGCCTGTACGGCGTGGACGGCGTTCTGGACCGCCGCGCCGCAAACCACGTCCTGCGCATGGCCGCTGAGCTGGATACCGCCTTCTTCGCTGCCGCGAATGAGGCCGCGACTGAGGTTGAGGTTGATACCTCCGCTCCCGTGGAGGATCAGCTTGAAACCGTCATTCAGGCGTGTGAGAACACGAAGAATGACTTTGTTGACGGCGTACCTCGCGCCATGATGAATCTGGTGTGCAGCACTGCGTACTACGGCAAAATCCGTAATGCGCTGGACAAGATGCAGCGCTCCAATGTGGACACCGCCGCTGAGGAATTTCTTGCGTGGCATGGTGTCCGCACTCAGTCCTGTGTCAACCTGCCCACTAGCTGTGACTTCCTCGTGATGGTGGACGGCGCTGTGGCTCAGCCCGTCATGGCCGACCAGTACGTAGCTGAGAAGATCCCGCTGTCCAACGCCTTCGGCGTGGAGCTGTTCTATCACTACGGCACTAAGGTAGTCACCCCCGACCTGATCTTCAAGCCGAAGGCGAAGGCGTAAGGAGGACACCACCATGAAATTCAAGCAGCTCAGCACCGGTGCGGTGCTTGAGGCGAAGGATGAGGCCGTCATTGCCATGATGAAGGCCTCTCCCGCCTACGCTGCCGTTGAGCAGCCGAAGGAAAAGCCTGAGAAGTCCGCCAAAGGCGGCAAGGACAAGCCCGCTGAGGGCGACAAACCCGCTGAGTAAGGAGGTCCGGCTATGGCATACGCAGACCATACTTTCTATACCGGCACCTTCTACGGTGACGTGCTGACCGCCGAAAACGCGGGCAAATGGCTTGACCGCGCAAGTGATGAGGTGGATTACCTCACCTTCGGGCGGCTGGCCTCTGCGTTTCCCACGGTTGAGGCCCACGCCGTAAAGGTCAAGAAGGCTGTCTGTGCCATAGCTGAAGCCCTCTGCTGCATTGATGAGCAGCGGAGGGCAGCTTCCGCGCAGAAGGCCGCTGACGGCTCCTACAGGGGCGCTGTGGCGTCAATCTCTTCCGGCAGGGAATCTATCTCCTATGCCGTGAACGGCGCAGCAGCGGCCTCCGCATACGCCGCAGCCGCCGCAAGCGCAGAGGCGCAGGCGGCCTTAATCGGCAGCATTGCCGCAAAGTATCTGGCAAACATTCCCGATGCAAATGGCGTCAATCTGCTTTACGCAGGAGGTGTACGGAATGTTCCAGAGTACGATAACGGTATTTAACTATCACAAGCAGACCGGGCTGTGGTATCCGTCGGTTATCTCCGCTGCGGATCTGATTGCCGCGAAGGCAAACACCCGCACAACCGACGGCGTGAACAACGCTGACGCGGTTGATATTCTTATCAACTGCACCGCCGCAAAGGTGATTTATACCAGCGCGGGCGGCAAGAGCTACACGGGGCCGAAGGAATACGCAAGCTGCGCAGATCCTGCAAGCTGCATTACCTTCACGCCTGAGCAGGACTTCATCTTTGATGGCGCATGGGCTGACCTGACGCCCATTGACGATGAGAACTACGACGAAGGCCTGTACCACGCCCTGAACGCTGCGCATGACGGTATCTATATGATAAGCTCAGCCGCGTTCTACGGCTTGCTGCCGCACTTTGAGATCGGAGGTAGGTAAACGTGTCTGACTTCCCGAATATCACGTATGACAACGGCGGCGTACACGTTACGCTTGACCTGCGGGCCTTTGAGCAGCGCCACAAACGGGCGCAGCAGTGGCTGGGTGATCGTGTCCTTGAGGATAGCAGGGCCTGTATGCCCCTTCTCACGGGCAGCTTGCAGCAGCGGTCCCATACGGAGGACGACGGGAAGAAGGTCATTTTCCCCGGTCCCTATGCAGGTTATCTGTACCGTGGCAAGGTGATGGTGGATTCCGTCACCGGCAAAGGCCCCCGTAAAATCCCCACAGGCCCCGGTGAATATATCCTTCGTTTCCGCAAGGGCGCGAAGCTGATACCCACCGCAAGGGCCTTGGCCTATTCTAACCCGCAAGCCGTCCCTGAATGGTTTGAACACGCCAAAAGGCAGAGCAAGCAATTCTGGATTGAAGGTGTTGCGGAAATCATGGGAGGTAAATAATCATGCCTGCAAAAACAGTCATTGACATTGACGGCACTGAGGCCGTCAGCAAGGTCCTCCTGACGCTCCTGAATACTTTTCCCGGCCTCTCCAAAGGTCAGAGTATTCTGTTCGCCACGCTGGGCGAAGCGTCCGGAATGGGATTTTTCCCGACCACCGGCGCGGCGTTTCTGCGTGACACTGAGGACGTTACCGGTCACGTGACGCAGGTATGCTTGTATCCCTTCAGCGTGATTTACCGCGCTGCCCCGAAGTCTGAAGCTCAGCGCATGAGAATCAAGGAATACCTTGATGCGCTGGGCAAATGGCTTGAACAGCAGCCCGTCACTCTCAACGGCACCGAACACCGGCTTGCCGCATATCCGGCGCTTGCGTCGGGAAACCGCATTATCAGGTCAATCAGCCGTTCTTCTCCCGCCTATATCAACGGTGTTTATCAGGACGGCGTTGAGGACTGGATCATCACGGCCCGATTGACCTACGACAAAGAATTTGACAGATAAGGAGCTGAAACTATGGCAAAGATCGAACGCAAGTATCTTGCGCATTTCATTGACGCCTCCTTCGGCGGTACCGACCCGAACTATGTTCGTCTGGGCAAGGACCTTGAAGAGTACGTCGAGGAACTCAACCCCGATGTTGAGGTCCAGAAGAACATTCTCGGTGAGCAGAATGTTCAGCACAACGGCTATGAGGTGCAGTCTGAGGTTGATCCGTTCTACGCATACACCGGCGATCCCATGTTTGAGGCGCTGGCTGAGATTGCGAATGAGCGCAAGACCGGCGACGACTGCGTTACCACGAAGGTTGACGTGCTGCTGAACGCGGACGGCACCGTGGAGTGGGCCTACAAGGAAGATGTGTGGGTGGTCCCGAATTCCGTGGGTGGCGACACCTCCGGCGTCCAGATCCCCTTCTCCGTGTACAACGCGGGCAACCGTGTGAAGGGTACGTGGGACACTTCCGCAAAGACCTTCACTCCGACCACCGGCAGCGGCGACTAAGCTACACAAGGGGGCGGTCTTAATACTGACAAGGCCGCCCCACATTTTTCATATTAGGAGGCTTTTACTATGGCAGAAATCAACAATCAGAACAATCAGCAGTTTGTCAATGAGATCATCGTTGACGACGGTAGCGTTAGGGTCCCTATCCGCAACAAGCGGGGTGAGGAAATCGGCGTTTTCTTCTTCCGGCCTACCGACCTCGGTATCATTGATCGTTTCAATGAGCTGGCCGACGACTTCGACAAGATCACCGCGCCGCTGGAAAGCGTCAACATCAAGCCGGACGGCACCGTGGATGAGAAGAACGACGCTGAGCTTGCGGCTATGAAAGAAGCTGAAGGCCTGCTTTACGCGGCCTGTGACAAGCTCTTCGGCGGCAATATGTCTGAGGCGTTCTTCGGCGCTATGCACCCGTTTTCTCCCATCAACGGCCATTTCTACTGTGAAAACGCCCTTCAGGCTGTCGGCAGCTATATCTCCCGGCAGTTTGCCCGTGAGGTCAAGAAAGTCAATTCCCGTGTTGACCACTATACCCACGGTTACACAGCCCGGACCGGCAAGCACAAGAACGGTAGAAAATGATAGGTGAATTGCCCCGGACTGTCTGTGTGCATGGTGTGGAATACGACGTGCGCACGGACTTCCGGGATATTCTGAAAATCGTCACTGCTTTTTCCGATCCTGAGCTTGAGGACGACGAAAAGGTGTATATCTGCCTTTTCATCTTCTATGAGGACTTCGACGCAATCCCGCGCCGCGACTACGAAGAGGCCTTCAAAGAGGCTATCCGCTTCATAGACCACAACGTAGAGGACGGTGAAGAAGATCCCCGAAAAAGCCCCCGTGTCATGGATTGGGAACAGGACGAAGCTATCATGTTCCCCGCAATCAATAAGGTTGCCGGTTTTGAAACGCGCTCCGCAGATTACGTCCATTGGTGGACCTTCATGGGCTACTACATGGAAATCTCGGAGGGCGTTTTTTCTAACGTGCTGAGTATTCGTCTGAAAAAGGCGAAGGGCAAAAAACTTGAGAAATGGGAACGGGAATTCTGGACTTCCAACAAGGGCCTTTGTGTTCTCAAAACGAAGCTCTCAGCGGAAGAACAGGCAGAAAAGGATAGGCTTAACGCGCTGCTCGGTTAAGAAAGAAGGTGGTTAAATGGCAGGTCAGGCTGACGGCTCTATTATCATTGATACCGAACTGTCTACGGACGGTTTTAAGGCTGGCAGTGCTGAATTGCTTGCGGCTATCAAGGCCCTGTCCGATGAGGTGAAAAACCTCAGAACGACCTTGACAGAGCTTTTCACAAAGCCGCTCACACCGGAGATCAATACAAGCGGTGCAGAAGATAAAGTAGCTGCGCTTGAAGCGCAGGTCCATGAGCTGGAAACGGCTATGGAAGAGCTACGGAACGCCGGACCAACCGGCGAAACGGCAGGCCCGCAGGTCAACATGGGCGGCACCACGCAAAAGGCGTCTGAGCTTCAGCGTGAAATAGACGCGGTGAATACCAGCGTTGAGCGCCTTGAGCCGACCTTCCAAAAGGCTATGTCTGGCAGTGAAAGTGCTATGGCAACCTTTGAGGGCAAGGCCTCCACGCTTCAAGGCAAAATCGCTGAGCTGCAAGAGCGCCTTGACCGGGTAGGACAAACGAAGTACCCCACGCAGGAGTATGAAGCAATCTGTGCGGAGGCCGAAAAGGCAAAGCAGAAGTTTGACGCTCTGCTTGACCGTCAGGAGAAAATGCAGGCGCTGGGCGTCAATGAAAATTCCGCCCAGTGGAAGTCCCTGCAATATGACATGGAGCTTGTTTCAAACAAGTACCATGAGCTGATTGCTCTGAAGCAGCAGTATGAGGCTTCCGGTAATGCCTTCCAAATGGGCGTTGATACGTCGCAGTATGCGCAGATGGAAGCTACACTCTCGGCGGCAAATGCCCGCTTGCAGGAAATGCAGGCCGGTACAAGTCAGTCCGAAGGTATTATGCGTCGTCTGGCCTCTGCTGCTGGCCGGGTAGCTTCCTTTATCGGCAGGGCGGCAGCTTCGGCGGCTGGTGCGCTGGTATCCGGTATCAGATCAGCCGCGTCCCACATGGCAAAAATGCTGACACACAGCAAGTCCATGAAAGGACAGTTTAGTGGCCTCATTTCAAGCGCAAAGAAATTCACGCTCAGCCTTTTGGGTGCGCGTGGCGTCTACGCGCTTCTCCGTAAAGCTGTGAGCGCCTACATGGCGCAGAATCAGCAGCTTGCAAGCACTCTCTCTTCGTGTTGGTCCGGCATCGGCAACCTGCTTGGGCCGATTATCACGAAGCTCATAAACCTTGTGGCGCAGGCCGTGGCCTACGTCACCGCCTTCTTGAAGCTCTTTGGTGTATTCAGCAAAGGCGCACAGAAGGCAATCAGCGGCGCAGGCGGCGCAGCCGCAGACGCTGCAAAGGACCTGAAGCGGCAGCTTGCTTCCTTTGATGAGCTGAACATTCTGAATGACAACAGCTCTGACAGTGGCGGCGGTGGTGGTGACATAGGCGCTGAGCTGCCCGACGTTGAGCTACCCGATTGGGCAAAGCTCATGGTGGAGCAGATTAAGGCCGGTGATTGGGCGGCAGCAGCTACCACGCTTGCCGAACAGCTCAATAAGATGGTAGCCTCCGTGGATTGGGCCGGTATCGGTCAGAAGATCGGCTACTACCTCAACGGTGCGCTGACCTTCATTGCAACCTTCATCAAGAAGTTTGATTGGAAGGCTGTAGGCTCCGACTTGGCTACACTCCTGAACAACGTCATTACAAGCGTTGATTGGGGCAACCTCGGTGTTATCCTCACCGCGAAGCTGGCTATTCTGATGCAATTCCTCACCGGCTTCTTTGAAACCTTTGACGGCAAGGCCTTTGGTGATGGCATCTATGACTTCATCATGGGCGGCATCAACGCCGTGGATTGGGTGAAATGCACCGGCGACCTGTCAAAAGCAATCAGCGGCTTCATTACGGCTATCGACTTCGGCAAGATCGGTCAAGCTCTGTCTAAGGGCTTCCGTACCGTCTTGCAGAGCATCAACGCCGCCATTACAAACTTCGATTGGGACGGCGTAGGCGGCAAGGTGGCCGACTTTATCAACGGGATTGATTGGGGCGGTCTTTTCTCCGACTGTGTGACCCTGATAGGCAACGCCTTCATCGGTGCTTTCAACCTGCTCAACGGCTTCGTCAAGAAGATAAATTGGGCCGGACTGGCTGATGAAATCGGGGGCTGCCTTGAAAGTCTTGTCACAGATATTGAT